CGTGGACAACTTCGAGCTTCCCGAGGGCGGGATGCGCGTCGGCGGTGCCCCGGGCGAGCCGCCCGTCCGGGCCGGGGACGTGCCCGAGGGGGAGCTGCTGCCCGAGCCGCCGGGCCCCCAGACCTTCCGAGACCTGGAATGGGAACTGATGAAGGAGGCCTCCAGCGGCCAAGGCCGCTACACGAAGGCCCGCTTCTCCATGGTCGGGCGCACGGGGGCGTCCCCGTTCGCTGATATGCGCCGCGCCGGGCGCATGCTCGGCGGAGACCCCATCCCGGCCCTCGACGGCGGGCTGGTGACTCCATCGGCCGATGACCTGGTTCGCAAGAACGTCCGCATCGACCTGACGGATTACTATGCCGTCGCCGAGCCGGCCACCCGCGAGTACCTCCGCCGCACCGGGGCCCCGTTCCTCCGCCGGGGGGCCGCGAGGCAGGAGTTCTTTGAGGAGGTCGGCCGCGCGATCCACCGCGATCCGGGCACGTACACGACCGACCCGTCTATCAACAAGGTCGCGGACCACCAGCGGAAGATCCTCTACGAGATCGGCTCCCGAGCCCAGCGGCTCGGCGTCAAGGGCTTCCAGGACTTCCAGCCCAACCCGCAGTACCTGCCCCGGATCTGGTCTCCCGTGCGCATCGTCGAGCTGACAGGCGAGATCGGCGATGAGAACGTCGTGGCCCTGTTCAAAGGCGCGATCCTCCGCGGCGAACTCGACGTGACGGAAGACCAGGCCACCAAGCTCGCGACGGCCTTCAAGCGGCACATCGTCGATCGGTTCTGGCAGACGGACATCGCCAAGGCCCGCCTGTTCGACTCCGAGCAGGTCGAGGCCCTCACGAAGCTCCTCCAGGAGGAGCTGGGCGACACCATCGACCAGGAGTGGATCGAGGGAATCGTCTACGAGATCACCAAGGGCCGCCGCGCCAAGGGCAAGCCCATGCCCCGGGCGCGACGGAGAATGCCGCTCGACGAGACCTTCTCGCTGCGGGTGACGGACGACGAAGGCAACTTCGTTCGCGAGGTCGCGCTGGAGGAACTGTTTGAGAACAACGCCGAGCACCTGATGCACGCGTACAGCCGACAGATTAACGGCGCGATCGCCGAGCGGAAGTTCCTCGAAGCCTTCGCCGTCGAGGGCGAGGCCGCCGTCCCGTCGTGGGAGACGTTCCTCCAGCGACTCCGCCGCAAGGCCCAGGCCTCCAACCTGCCCGCGGCCGTCAAGCCGAAGTTCGACCGCGACATCCAACGCCTGGAGACCATGCGAAACGTCGTGGTCGGCCTGCCCGTCACGTCCAACAGCCGGGCGGGCAAGATCCTCAGCCGCTTGCGGGCGTTCAACTTGGTCCGCGTCGGGGGCAAGTTCGGCATCGCTCAGGTCCCCGAAATCGGCAACCTCTTCGGCGAAGCCACCTGGGGGGCCATGATCCGCTCCATGCCCGGCCTGCGGAGGCTCTACCGCCACGCAGCGGACGGCAAGCTCGCCGACGCGACGCTGCGGGAGCTCCAGGCCGTCACGGGACTCGGCACGGACCGCCTCACGCGCACGTTGACCTACCGACACAGCGAGATCGGCATCGGCGAGGTCTTTGGACGAACGGGCGTCGACCAGGCGCTCCGCAGGGGCCAGCGGGCCGTCTCGACGGCCAGCGGGATGGCGCACGTCAACATCGCCATGCAACTCTCAGCGGGCCGGGCCGCCGCCCAGAACTTCGTGGACGCCGCGACGGGCGGGAGAGGGATTTCCGTTAAGCGGCTGGCAGAGCTTGGCTTAACACCGGAGACCGCCGAGCCGATCCTCGCGCAGATTCGCCGGCACGCCACGACGGAACCCGGCTGGATGGGCCGCCGCTACAAGCTGCTGAACCTCGAGGAGTGGACCGACCAGACCGCCGCCGCCCGCTTCAGTACGGCGATCAGCGAATGGGCCCGGAGGGTGATCCAGGAGAACAACATCGGGTCGATGAGCCGATGGATGACCGGAGACCTCGGGCGGACGCTGCTCCAGTTCCGGTCGTTCGCGATCACGAGCTGGGAGAAGCAGTTCCTCCGCGGCCTCTACGTCCGCGACGCGCGGGTCTGGTCGGCGTGGGCACAGGCAACGCTGCTCGGCGGGCTGGCCTACGTCGGCCTGACCTACACCAACAGCATCGGCCGGGACGACGCGGACGCCTACCGCCGCCGGCGCCTGACCCCCGCGGAGGTCGGCAAGGGCGCCTTCCAGCGGGCCGGCTGGGCGGCCATGCTCCCGCCCATGGTCGATACGCCGCTCTGGGCGATGGGCCGGGAGCGGGTCTTCCAGTACGGCCGCACCAGCGGGCTCGGAAGCGATTTCGTCTGGGGCTCGCCGACCGGGGAGCTGCTGCTCAAGACCGGCCGCGCGGTCGGCGGGGCCGGCCAGGCCGCCGTCTCGGGCGAGTACCGCTACAGCGAAGCCGACTGGCGCAACGTCATGAGGATCCTGCCCTTCCACAACGCCTTCGTCGTCCAGAACGTCCTGGAAGGCGTCGGCCGCGGCCTGCCCGAACACTCGCGAAGGAGATAGCCGATGTCCGACACCGTTTCCCAGCTCAGCGACGCGCTCGACGTGTTGCTGCTGCGAACCATCCGCGATGGCGTTCCCCTCCGAGACTCTCACGGCCAGGTCCGCCGCGACGAACGCGGGGAGATTCTGCTCCGACCGGCGACGGCCGCCGAGATGCAGGCCGCCCGCGGCCGGCTCCGCGACCTCGGCGCGATGCCGATGATCCCCGAAGGCTCTGCCGCCGACGAGCTGGCAGACGAGCTGGACTACGAGATCCCCGAAACGATCAAGCTCCCGTCGATCTCCGAAGAGCCCGACGCGGGCATGAAGGGCGTCGGCTGATGCTGATCGAAGACCGCTTCGCGGTCGATCTGGGCCTCTGGAAGTCCGTGTGATCGCAACAGAAACCGCCCAAGACCCCCGGGCAGAACGACGGCGGCGATACCGGGCCTACCAGAAGGCCCTCCGCAAGAACTTCCTGTTCTTCCTCGCCGAGATCTGGCGGTACAACGGACTGCCCAAGCCGTCCTTCGTCCAGCTCGACGTCGCCTACTGGCTCCAGAACGGGCCCGTCCGACGCGGGATCCGCGGGTTCCGAGGCCTCTCCAAGACCTGGATCACCTGCGCCTACATCCTCTGGCGACTGCACAAGAACAACAACGAGCGAATCCTCCTCGTCTCCAAGTCCGGCGGAGAGGCAAAGAAGTCCCTCTTCATGATCCGCGGCTGGATCAACTCCGTCCCGTTCCTCCGCTACCTCGCGCCCCGACGCGAGATCAAGCACGGGCCCAACCGCCGCAAGTGGCGAGACTCGGCCACCATGTTCGACGTCGGGCCCTCGGAGCACGATCGAAGCCCCTCCCTCGCCGCCATCGGTATCGAGGGCCAGCTCCCGGGCATCCGGGCCACCCTCATCGTCCCCGACGACGTCGAGACCAAAGAGAACACCATCACCCACGAGCAGCGAAAGCGGCTCCGGGAACAGGTCGAGGAGTTTGAGGCGATCCTCGTGCCCGCCGGCGACGTCGTCTACCTCGGAACGCCCCACCACGAGGACACCCTCTACGACTACCTCGCCAAGAGCGCCGACCTCCAGGCAAACTACGTCTTCCGAACCTGGCCCGTCCAGTACCCCCGCGAAGACGAACACGTCCCCTGGCTCGCCCCGGCCCTCCAGCAACGACTCGACGACGAAACCGCGCTCCCCGGCGACCCCACCTGGCCCGAACGGTTCAGCAAAGAACACCTGCTCGGACTCGCCGTCAGCAGAACGTCCTGGCTTATGCAGTTCATGCTCGTCAGCGACCTCGGGTCCATCCACCGATACCCGCTCAAGCTCGACGACCTCATCGTCTTCTCCGTCCACCGCGACCGGGCACCCATCTCCCTCGCGTGGGGACAGCAAGACAGCCAAGGCTCCACCTACCTCGAAGACATCCCAAGCGTCGGGCTCGGCAAAGACGGATTCCGACGACCCATCTTCGTCCACGAGACGTGGAAACCCTTCCACGGCTGCAAAGGATTCCTCGACCCCTCCGGACGCGGGGAAGACGAAATGGCATGGGCCATCGTCGCCCAACTCCACGGATCGCTCTTCGTCAAGTGGGTCGACGGCGTCCAAGGAGGCGCCACCACCGAAAACCTAGAAAAGATCGTCGCGTCGCTCAGAGACCACGACTGCCGAGAACTCTACGTCGAAACCAACTACGGCGGCGATATGCTCATCATGCTCCTCGAACCCATCATCGCCAAGTTCTCGTGCCGAAAGGGAGAATCCAAAATCTACCCCGACGGCTGGAGCTGCACCGTTCTGCCCTACCACGCCACCGGACAGAAGGAAACCCGCATCATCGACGCCATCGAACCCGTCGCCAACCAACACCGACTCGTCGTCTCACACGGAATCGTCCACGATACCACCCTCTGGCATCAATTCACCCGTATCACCCGCGAACGAAACTGCCTCGACCACGACGACCGACTCGATGCCCTCGCAGGGGCCGTCGCACAATGGAAAGACTGGCTCCACCAAGACGCCACCAGAATCGCCGCCCTCTCCGAAGAAGAAGAAGCAGACGCCGCTGCGGAATACTGGAGACGCAAACACCAAAACCTCAAGCGACCACGCTGGATCCACCACTGAACACAGCCCCAAAT